CTTACATGCTTTGGCGCAACCGTTGTCCTGCGAGACACGGAAGCACCCCGAGAGGATGCGTCTGTCACGTCCGTGACGGATGCATTAAGTCCTCTCACACGGGCCTTTTACTAGGTCCGAAGCCGTTCACGTTTGCTAAAAGCAAGCGTGCTGGGGGCAAGTTATACTTGTCCCCGAAACAGCACCTTTTATATAAGGTGCTATTAGCCTCATGGATTACCGTGGGGCTGAAACCTGGGGGGTGTCCCACCCTCCAAGCCAGTTTCCGACTATTTGTTGATCGGAAACTATCCGCTGTCGTTAATTCAGACAGCATCATTTGTACGTTGAAATCAGCGTACGAGTCGTGCCGAGAACATTGGATCCTCGGCAAGATCCCTAAGGATGAAACCTTAGGTCAGGTGGTACCACATGCTGCGATACCACTATTTAGGTCCCTCGTAAAGAAGGATCCTTCACTCCTTTATGCTCTATCTGGAGCGAAGCGCGCGTTACCGCCGCCTAGCCCGAGATTTTGCGAAGAAGGATTACGTGCCCATCGCGAGATGGTCACCTCAAGGTACCCTGGTTTACCATTGTACCTATACAACCGCTATACAAAGTGGTTGTCTAGCGCATATTTTAAAGATATGCGTCCTAAGGGGGAGATCGGATTGATCTCCACCAGTTCCTGCTTAGGTTATCCTAAGAAGGTGGGCGGGCGCCTTAAATGGGCGCTCGACAATGTCCGTGACCCGATCGCTGGTTGGGGAGGGCAAATCCTGCTCGCGTTTAACGACGCGCAGGTAGCCTTCCAGTACCAGCGTGAGGCCGATCGGCGTGACCTGAATCTATCGATTCAGGCTAAAATCAGGGCCAATTTAGAGCCCCTGATCATTGCTCCCAAGGTTACGACCTGTGAGCCAGTTGCCATACGCGAGTATGGCCATAAAGTTCGGATTGTAACAAAATCCGAGCCTGAGTCCGTGTGCTTAGCACACGCACATCGAGAGCGTTTATACGCCCTCCTTTTCGACATACCTGAGTGTGCCGAAGGTGTGAGATCGGAATTTAACCCGATCCCACTAGTAGAACGCGATGATTATTTCGTGTTCTCATCGGATCTGTCTAAAGCGACAGATACGTTATCGAAGCAAGCCGTAGGCTTGTTTTGTTCCACATTCAACATTCCTCCGGGTTTGTTGTGTGAAATGAAGTTTCCTGATGGGGAGACTTGGAATCGGGGCATTCCTATGGGAATGCCCTGCTCGTGGTCAGTTTTATCACTGATCCATTATTTCTGCGCAAAGCTTGCTACGCAGACATACCACGACCGTCTTAAAATAAAAGACAAGGTGGTTGAAGTCCCTCGACCCTTTCGGATCAAGGGTGACGACCTAATTGCCTATTGGCCTAGGGCGGTAATACGTAGATATAGATACTACGTGAGATGTTTCGGTTTAATACCGAAACTGAAAGCTTCTTACATAGATCGCAAACGCGGTCTATACTGCGAGAAGCCATATGAGGTGATTGATAGTCATCTCGTTCCGCTTGAAGGTTATTTTACCCTCAAGACATTCGTGAAATCTGAAATTCCACGAGATCCGCTGATGGCGACAATGCCACAGCTTACTGTAGGGGAAACCCTACATATTCTGGCCAGTGAAAACTGTCCATATGATATCCTGGTTCAGTTACAGAGTATTTTCTACTCTAACCTTATCAGGATATGTCATAGGAATCGTATAGATCCCTATATGCCTAAGCTATTTGGTGGCTTAGGAATGTTGCCAAGAGATTTAACCTTGGTACCAAAAGTGCACCATCAAAAGGTGGCGCATTATATCCATAACCATCCTAACGACAGTACGATGTTTTTACGAGCATCGTCCTGCCGGAAAGGTTCGTTAGGGAAATATGTCGCGCAGAAGGTTTCTTCTGCGCTTACCTTCAAATATGCTTTTGAAGGCCAAACCGATCTCCTTCTTGAAGAAGATCGCATGTCATCGTGGTATTATCCTACCGCGGTGCTTATGGGACTCACCGATTTAGATGCGTCTCGTAGTGACCCGGGACCGGTTCACTTAGATACACCTAGTTTTTCTAGGTATATAAAGGCATTGAGGAAACTCAATGCACGTACTGCGAAGAAAGTAAATGCTTCGCGGGTTTTCATCCGGCGTAATTATCGTCAGATGTATGATCTCGAAAAAAGATTCGGGATCGTGAAAGTAACGCAGGAAGCTGCGATACGAAAGGAAGGTTATCAAAACCGGCCTTTTACAGAGTTCGGTGATACATCGAGCTCTCCACTTAATCAGATGTTATCTGATGATCTGATTAAGAAAATCAACAAGGATTACTTGCTTGATTTGAGTACGGGAAAACCGTACCGCAAGTAATACCCCTGGGGGCTAAGGCTCCCGGGATATTCTCAGGATCGCGTCCGCGGTCCTTATTCAACGGCAATTAAGCGTTGGGGATGGAGAGTCCGGTAGGACCCTCGTAAAGCACTCTTGGCGAGCGCTGGGAGTGTGTAGCAAGGTGAAGACGGCGAAGTCCCCACGCTATTCTACTACATAAAAACTACCTGAATTAACAGGTAGGTAGCACCGGC